ATATTGACTCTTCCATAATTGATAGTGTTATTAGGATAAATAGTACTCCTAGTAGTAAAGTTTTAGTTTGTGGTTTCATAATAATTAGCTATAGTTATTTATTGATTGGTATTTTGGGGAAATTTAGAAGGGGAGAAAAGAGAGGTGAGTTGTTAAGCCCACATCAAACCTCTCTTCAAACCCTTATTCCCACTGGGTTTCAAGCATTTTTACTCCCCTTTAAACAATGGCTTCTTCAAGCCAATCACTAACTAAGGATTGCTTAGTAGCTTTGGGGAAATCCATCTGCTTTACAGCACTAACCACACTGTGAAATGTTCTTGAGTGATTAACTCTCTTCATCACTTTACGGTTAAGTTTAGTGAGGGCTAAATCCTTAGCCTCTTGTTTATCTTTAATAAATGCTTCCATTTCTTCTTCAGAGAATGATGCAAGGAAAAAGTCTTTGATTGAATTAAACATAGTATTGTATTTTAAGTTATAGTTTAGTATTAATATCAAGCATTGGTTAGGGTTTTGAGTAATAAGTATAAGTATAAAAGAATAAAAACTTAGGCTGCGATAGCAGCACTAAGTTTCATCATTAGGTTTAGTTTATCTTCCATGTCAGTATAACAAGAGTAGATAGAGAATGGGATTAACAATCCGTTATATCTAAGGTTACCCTTAGTTACATTGTTATCTTTCAATATTTGTTTACCGAATTTAACTGCTTCAGTCAAGTTCATGTTTACTGCTGGGTTCACGATGTTTTTATATTTAGCCATTTTGTTTAGTTTTAGTTATAAGTTATTTATCAAGCATAAGTTAGGGTTTTGAGAAATATATTTACTCCCGGAGAAAAAAAGTTGTTTATGTAAACTCTGGGGGGGATATTTGTCAAAAATTAGTTAGGGTATGGGTTGAGTATACAGGTTCACATTCCTGAGATTTTTAAAAAAATATTTTTCCTGGTAGGATCACATTTTCATTTTTTTCCAAAAAATTTTTCTTTTGTTTACTCCCTATTTTATTTTTCTAAAAAATTTTTTTCTATGAGCCGATTAAGTATTGTATTCGGCTCATGTTATTAAGAAAAGTTGCTAAAAGAAAAAGAACCAAAAAGAAAAGGTTACTGCATAGTTATAGATTGTAATCCTTTGGATTGCAGTCTTTATCTGTGTTGATCCTGAAAAGGATCACATCAGAAAAGCTCTGCTGTGAGGCAAAGTTATAAGATAAAAATGACAATGTCAAGTTTTTAGACATATTTAATGAAACTTTTATATAAGGGTAAATTATAGGGAGTAAAAAATAAATAGTAATTATTAGCTATAGTTATTCAAAAAATTATTAACTTTGTTTCAAATAAAAATGAAATAGCAGAATTATGAGCACAGAAAGAGAATTAACATTAGGAGAAAAAAGAGTAGGAGTTAACTTTGATCCTTCAGAAAATATGACAGCTAAAGAAACTAAAGAGTTTTATGCTGCAGAGATTGATAGACTAGAAGCATTAAGAATGGATATTGTAAATGAACCTGCTAGTCAAGAAAGACAAAGAACTATTTCAAGAGCACAAGCACATGCAGAGGATGCATGTGGGCTAGCTGTGAAATGTTTATTCCAGTAATATGTAAATAACAGAAATGAAAATAATACAGAAAGCAATAAAGGCAGGAGACCAGTATTATATTAAACATTTGAATATAATTAATAATTTTATACCTCAGAAAATGAAAGACAAGGAAATGGAAGTCCTTGCTGCATTCATGGAAATTGAGGGTGAATTAGTATCTGACTATAGATTTAATCCTGTGGTAAGAAAAAAGGTAATGGAGAAACTCAACTTGTCTCCTTCAGGCTTAAGTGGTTATCTTAAGAGTTTAGTAGAAAAAGATATACTTAATAAGAGCACTTATGGAGGCATAATTACTATAAATGAGTTTCTTTGGCCAGAACCAGATGTACAAGGTTATCAATTTAAATTAAGTAAATGAGTTTAGAAAGGCTTTCAAGTAAGGATCTTACACAAGAGTTTTATGAAATGGTAAAGGATGATTACCCAGATCTTGATCTTCAAGATGTTAGAGAAATTGTTTATGGTCCTTGGAGGCATGCTAAAAGAGCTATGGAAAGTGGAGAACTTCCTATTATACAATTTAAGTATTTTGGGAAGTTTTTTGTAAGGCCAGGTAGAGCTAAAGCTGAGCTTAAAGAGTTAAAAGAAAGATTTGATAAAGGAATAATTGATCATAAAATGTATTTCAAGCTTAAGAAAATGATTGAGATATATCTTACTAAAAAGTTTAAAAGAAGAATAGGAAATGGTAAAGGAAAAAGTAACGATTAAGAACTCAATAGCTTTCTTGCAAGGTAACTTCAGGTATAAGTTATTTTATAGTAAGTATTTCCACTGGTTAATGAGAGACCATATTAGAGAACAGATTGAGTATAGAATAAACTCTATGAATAGAGAATGTTTTGAAAATGGTTCTTGTATTAAATGTGGTTGTCAAACTACTCATTTACAGATGGCAAACAAAGCATGTAAAGGTAATTGTTACCCTAAAATGTTCAAGAAGAGTTTCTGGAAAGGAATGAAGAGACTGAACAAAAATGGCAATATTTTTAGTTATAAAGGATTTAAAGTAAATACAACAACATTAAGGTTTATAAAAACAAAGTAATATGGAAAATTGGGAAAATAAAGTAATTGATGCAGGTAAAGTTTTTGAAGGTAAGTCAAAGCAAGTAGTTTTTCAAGCTACAGAGAATATACCTGAAATATACAAGTTACACTCTTCTTGTGGGTGTACTCAACCTTCTTATGATGAAAGTACTAAAAAATTAAGAGTAATCTATAATGCAAAGAAAGTAAGTATGCATTTGAGAACAACTACTAGACAAATGAAAGTTTCTCAGTCAGTTACAGTTACTTATAAAGATGGGACTAAAGATGTACTATCTTTTAGTGTAATAGTTAAAATGTAAATATGAGTAACGTAAAAAACTATAGAGATGAAGAAATATTAGAGAGGGTTAAGTCTCTCTCTAATTATGGTAGAATACCTAGAGGATTTTGGATGTGTTTTATCAGAAGTAATGAAGATGCTTACAATGAGTTTGATGACAAGTGTTATTTGTGGAAAGGAGAAACTTTTAAGCATAAGGGGAGAATGGAAGCTTGGAGACAAACAGGAGCAAAAGTAGCTGTACACAGAGATGGTGACATGGATAGAAAAACTGAAGAGCTTGGGAAAGAATCCTGGGGTTACTTTGGTATTAATATACACACTGTAAGTTATAAGCTTGTTGATATAGTTAAAAAATATATTGGAGGATGGTCTGTAGGTTGTATGGTGCTTAATGTCACTAATACTTACAGGCTTTACTTAAAAAGAGTAGACGAGGCTAAACAAAGTAAAATGACTATTTGCTTACTAAAAGAATTTTAATATGGCATTACTATTTGTAATTGAAGGGAGAAAAGTTACTCCTAATGCAGAAACACTACTTATATCTCCTTTTAAAGATATTTGGGAAAGAGATAAAAGTAAAGATAAGAAAGTAGCTATTGCAGAGCTTACTTACATAGAGTTTATGACTTCAATGCTGGAGTCAAACCCCTACAAACAATACACAGAAGTAAGGAAACCAGTAAAGATAAAAGAAGATATTATCTTTATGAAAAGCTGGAAACCTGATAAATTTATTAAACAGGCTATGGATAAGATAGTTTTGTTTCAAACAGAAGGCTCTACTAACTATTCTTACTATATGGCTGCTAAGAGAGCAGCAGAAAAGATGAAAACTTTCTTTTTAGAAGTAGATATAACAGAAAGAAATATAAAGACTGGTAATCCTATCTATAAACCTAAAGATTTAACTGCAGCTCTAAATGATACTGAGAGAACACTTAATACTTTAAAAAACTTAGAAAAAAAGGTCCAAGAAGAATTATATGAGACAATAAAGACTAAAGCTGACAAAAAAATTAGTATATTCGCAGACCCAAGCAGTTTAAAGTAAAAACAGAAGTATGAATTGGATACACGAAAAAGGAATAAAAGAATTTAAAGAAGTAAGTGATTTTCCAGAAGGAGCAATAGGTTTTATATACGAGCTACATTTTTCTAATGGTAGAAAGTATATTGGTAGAAAATCTTTATACCACACTACTAAGAAAAAAATCTCAGACAGAGAGAAGAAACAAACCGGTACCAGAAAGAAGTTTAAATTTGTTACTAAAGAAGATAAAAAGTGGCAAAAATATGAAGGGTCTATAAAAAACGAGCAATACCAAAAAGATATTTCTGAAAACAATGTTATGTTAATGAAGAAAGTTATTTTAGAAATTTGCTACGATAAATGGGACCTAACTTATCATGAGACAAGGTATCAGTTTGACAGAGATTGCTTAAGAGACTATTGCTATTACAATGGTAACATATTAGGTAAATTTTATAGGAAAAAACAAAAACTATGACAAACAAAAGTTGGAAGCACTACAAAGAAGAGATAGCTAAATTCTTTTCTGATAAGCCAGGTAGAGGAAAACACTTGGATGAGTTTATGGAGTTAGTTAAGGCTGGCAAGAATAAAAATAGAAAAGACAACTTAAGAAAATATATTAAGAGAAATAATTTAGACAATTCTCATGGAGCCATAACAGATGTGCTTGAAGAAAACAACTTTTCAGATAAAGATTGGTCTATAGGTTGGATTAAAGAAGAAGGCTTAAGCTTACTTGTAAGAAACCCTAAAAGTATCACAGAGCCAAAGAGTCTAGAAGAAATTAGAGAAGACTTTAAGAAAGACTTAATAGCTTATTCTCCAAAGTTTAAGGAGTTTGACAGAACTCCTTACAAAGAGCCTCATCTTTTTGTTGTAGATATTGCAGATTTACATGTAGGTAAATTAGCAACTAAAGATGGTACTGGGGAAGTTTCTAATACAGAAATTGCTAAGCAAAGAGCTTTTGAAGGTGTAGAAGGATTACTTAAAAAAGCTTCAGGATTTGAGATTGATCAAATTCTATTTGTTATTGGGAATGATGTATTGCATACAGATGATGGGAAGGGTACCACAAATAAAACTCCTCAAGATTCAGATGGCATGTGGTATGACAACTTTAAGATTGCCAGGGAAATATACACAACAATTATAGAATCTCTTTTGACAGTAGCTCCTGTACATATAATGCATAATCCTAGTAATCATGATTTTATGAGTGGTTTTATGTTAGCAGATTCTGTATTTAGTTGGTTCCACTCTTGTAAAGATGTAACTTTTGACATTAATATGAGACATAGAAAGTACTACAGATATGGGTTATCTTTAATTGGTACTTCACATGGAGATGGGGCTAAGATGGATAAACTGCCTCTATTAATGGCTGAAGAAGCTAAACATGATTGGGCTGAAACAGAATATAGATATATTTATTTGCATCACTTACATAGTAAGCATAAATATAAATACAAAGCTTCTGAAGAATTTATAGGAGTAACTGTAGAATATATGAGAAGCCCTTCTGTTACTGATTATTGGCACCATAAGTCTGGATACCAACATGCAGTAGGAGCAATTGAAGGATTTTTACATGATAAAAGAGGAGGGCAAGTAGCCCAATTTTCACACTTGTTTAGAAGAAGTTATACAAAGTAATATGAGCACAGTAAGAGATGAGAATGGTAAATGGCTAAACCCTGATGTATTTAGGGAACCTGCAATTAGTTTTATGACTAAAGGTTACTACTGTCCTGATCCTTGGGGAACATCAGACTGGTTTGATTACTGGAAAACAGAAAGAGATAAGTGTATTAATGGAGTAGAGATTGATGGAGTTAGAATAACTGGAGAATTTTATTTTTACTTAAACTATTGTACACTACTTAAGATTGAAGATGCTAATGCAGAGATTGCAAAAAAAGTTATTTCTTTTCCTGATTTCTGGGATGGAGATTACAATTACTTTTGGTGTAGAAAAATAGCTAGATATGGTATTACTCACACTTTACCAAAAGAAGAACAAGATAGGATTAAATCCTTGGGGTTAGAGGAAAGAGAAAAAGCAGAATATGAAGAGTTCAAAAAACTCAAGCTTAATGTTGATATTGATCCAAAAAATCTAAAAGGTAATTTTAATTTTATAGTAGGTAAGTCAAGAAGAAAGGGTTATTCTATTAAGGCTGCAAGTATAGCTACTTGTAATTACTTTACTATACCTGGAAGTTTAACTATATTTGGGGCTTATGAGAAAAAGTTCTTATACCCTTCAGGAGTTTTCTCAAAGACTCTTGATATGATTAACTTTATCAATGACAACACAGGTTGGGCTTCTCCTTCAGATAAAATTAAAAAACAAGATCACATTAAGGCTTCTTATATAACTAAAGTAAATGGCCTTGAAATAGAGAAAGGATTTAAGTCTGAGATAATAGCTCTAACTTTTAAAGACAATGCCGATGCTGCAAGGGGGCAAGATGCAGTAGATGTATTCTTTGAGGAGTCAGGAGCATTTGGTACCCCAGGATTATTAAAGAGTTCTTATGCAGCAACAGAAGCCTGTGTAATTGCAGGAGCTAAAAAATCTGGAATGATTACAGTATTTGGAACCTCTGGAGATATGGGAGGAGGTACTGCAGATTACGCTGATATGTTTGGTAGACCTGGTTCTTTTTCTTTACTTCCCTTTAAGAATGTTTGGGATAAAAATATGGGATCTACTTCTTGTGGATTTTTCCACCCTACTCAATGGAATATGGAGGGGTTTTATAATACAGAAACTGGAGAGTCAGATACACAAGCTGCCATTGATTATGAGATGGGAGAAAGAAAAAGACTTGAAGCAAGTGGTGCAACTTCTGCTGAGATACAAAAAAGAATGCAAGAATTTCCTCTTGGACCTGCAGAAGCTTTTGCTGCTGTCTCAGTTAATAACTTTCCTGTAGTAGAACTTAAAAATCAATTAGCCTTAGTTAATGCTAAAGGTTGGCAACAAAGTAAAGGCACTCCTGTAAACTTTCTTTATAAAGATGGAGCTATTTATGCTAAACCTATATTAGATGGGTCTGCTAAACCAGTTACTAGTTATAATAGAGTCCCAGAAGATATTAGAGGAGAAATAATGATTTATGAGCAACCAATAGATAATGCAGCTAAAGGTTTGTATAAAATAGGTTATGACCCTATTAGGCAAGATGAGGGGACTTCTTTAGCAGCTATTATAGTTTATAAAGGAACTCATGTTGGTAGCTTAAATCATAGTAGCATTGTTGCTGAATACATAGGAAGAAAAGAATCTGCAGAAGATATTGACAGAATTGCAATGCACTTAGCAGAATTTTATAATACTCAAGTAATGTATGAGAATGAAGTTCCTGGTGTAAAAAACTTCTTTAGGAGACAAAAGAAACTTCATCTTTTAGCTACACAACCAGATAAAGTTATTAGTAAGAATGTAAAGAAGTCTAAAGTAGCTAGGGTTTATGGTTGTCACATGAATTTACAACTTAAAGATGCAGGGGAAAGGTATGTAAAAGATTGGTTATTAACTACTTTAGATTACGATGAACATGGTAATCAACATAGAGTTATAGATAAAATTTACTCTGTAAGACTGTTAGAAGAACTTATACAATACAATAGAAAAGGTAACTTTGATTTAGTCTCTTCTTTATTTATGTGTATGTTCCAAGTACAAGAAGAAGCTTTAGATACTACTTACGGAGAAGCTAAAAAAAATAAAAATGTTACAGATCTTTTGTCTATGATGAAGGATATGTATAAATAATTTGTATCTTTGCTTGATTGTAGATAGTATACTTATGTCAGAAAAAATTAAAAAACAAGACCAAAGAGTTTCTATGGCAGAAAAAAATGCTAAAGGAAAACAATGGTATAAGAATAAAGCAGATGCTTTAGATAATAGTCATGACAGTTTAAGATCTTATTCTTCAGGGGGTTTATCTGAATACAAAAGAATGAGAGTTAATTATGACTTATACAACAATATATTAAACTTAGCAGACTTCAGTTATATCTGTGAACCTTTTGGTGCAGAGGCTGGAGAATTACCTGCAAAGATGGTTAATAGAGATATTGTTTCCGGTAAGATTAAAGCTTTACTTGGGATGGAAATGAAAAGACCTTTTCCTTGGAGAGTAATGGCAACTAATCCAGAAGCTACTACTAGAAGAGAACAAGAGCAAAGCACAAGACTAAAACAATATGTAGAGTCTATGATTATGGCTCCAATTAAGGAGCAAATAGAAATGAAGTATCAGCAAGAAGCTCAAGGGAGAGAATTAACTCCTGAAGAAATGGAGCAGATACAACAAAAGATTGCAGAAGAAACAAAAGCTATGACACCTCCAGAGGTGTTAAAGTATATGAAAAGAGATCACCAAGATCCTGCAGAAGTTTTATCTCATCAATTACTAGAATACTTAATACAAAAAACTGACATAAAAAGAAAGTTTAATGATGCTTTTAAGCATCTACATCTATCTGCAAAAGAGATTATGTATGTAGGTATCCTTAATGGAGAACCTCAAGTATGGAATGTAAATTCTGTTAGGTTTAACAGCTCTATGACTAGAGATCAACAATTTGTGGAAGATGGTGAAGATGCTAGTTGTGAGTATAGAATGTCTCCTTCAGATGTAGTAAAGTTTTTTGGTGATGAGTTAACTAATAAAGATATTGATGATATTTATGCTAACTACTCTGGACATAATCTAAGAAGTGTAGAAGAGAGAATGTTTTCTAGACCTGATAGTAATTTTGACTTTAGTGATAAAAGAGATGACGATACTGTTAGAGTTTTACATTGTGTTTGGAAATCCCTAAGAAAAATAGGTTTTTTACTTTATATAGATGAAGAGGGTAATGAACAAGAAACTATAGTTTTTGAAGATTACAGATTAGACTATGAAAATGGAGATGTAGCTATTGAGTGGGAATGGATACCAGAAGTTTATGAAACTTGGAAAATAGGTAAAGATAAATATGTAGGTATGCAACCTGTTGCAGGGCAATTTAAAGACTTAGACAATTTGTATCATTGTAAGCTTCCTTATTATGGAGCTGTATGTGATGGTATGAACTCAACTCCAACTTGTTTGATGGACAGGTTAAAAGTTTACCAATATTATTACAATATTGTAATGTACAGATTAGAGTTACTACTTGCTTCTGATAAAGGTAAGAAAGTAATGATGAATATAAATGCTATTCCAAAAGAAAGTGGAATGGATATAAAGCAATGGCAATACTTTTTTGAAAGCTCTCCTTTTATGTGGACTAATCCAGAAGAAGAAGGTGCTGGCCAAGGAGATGTCACAAATATGGCTAAAGTTATAGATTTATCAACAGCCTCTGATATTGGAAGATATATAGAGCTTGCTGAATATCTAAAAAGACAAGCAGGGGAGTCTGTAGGAATAACTGCTCAAGTTGAGGGTCAAATAGGTCCTAATGATGCTGTGAGTAACACTAGACAAAATCTAGTACAGACTTCCCATATTCTTGAACCATACTTTGAAATACATAATCATGTAAAAAGAAATGTATTACAAGCATTAATAGAAACTGCTAAAGTGGCTTATTCTCAATCTCAGCCAGAGAAGTTAAATTACTTCCTTGATGATATGTCAAGACAAACTATTAATATGGATATTGGTTTACTTGAGCACTCTACTATAGGACTATTTGTTTCTAATACTTCAGAATCTGAAGAAGCTATGCAAACTCTTAAGCAATTATCTCATGCAGCTATGCAAACTGGTAAAGCAGAATTATCTGATGTACTTAGTGTATTAAGGCAAAAAGGTCTAATAGAAGCTGAAGAAACTCTTAAAGTTGCTGAAGATAAAAGAAGACAAGCTGAACAGCAAGCTCAACAACAACAAATACAAGCTCAAGAAGAAGCTGATAAGAGAGCTAGACAAGCTGCTCAAGAAGATCATGAGATGGAAAAAGAAAAGATTATCCTTAAAGAGGAAGAGAAGAGAAAAACTGAAGTTACAAAAGCTAGTATTATGGCAGCTTCTTTTAATCCTGATTTAGATGCTGATAATGATGGGGTAAATGATTTTATTGAAATAGCAAGAGACGGAGTTAACGCAGATATTAAAAGAGAAGAACTGCAATTACAAAGAGATAAGTTATCTCAACAAACAATTACAGACAATAAAAAATTAGAATTAGAAGAAAAAAAGCTTAAAATAATGGACAAAAAAGCTAAGTCTTAATATTTAGCTATTACACTTGAGTTTATAAAAACTTCAAATTTTATTTAAATAAAGTAAAAATAAATTTTAAATTTGACACATGAAAACAGAAGAGAAAGAAAAAGAAGGTTTTGGTTGGGACAGTGTTTCAGCAGACAACGTAGATTTTTTTGGTACAGGACCTCAAGAAGCAGGTAATGAAATTATACCAGAAGAAGAAAAAACAGAAGAAGAAGTTGAAAAGATTGAGGAAGAGAAAAAAGTTGAGGAAGAAAAGGAAGAATTATTTTCTGGCTTTAGTATGGAAGAGTATAAAAAAAAAAAAAAAAATACAGAAGAATCAGATGATATAAGATCTAATGAGGAAGCTGGAGAAAGTAAGAGTAAGATAAGTGATATAGCTTTAGTACAATCTTTAAAAGAAAGAGGTATTTTAGACTATGAACTTGAAGAAGGAGTAGAGATGACACCTGAATTAGCTTCTGAAATAATGGAGAATGATTTTGAAGATAGAGTTCAAGAACATGTAGAGAAAGCTTTGGAAGGCATGACAGAAGACCAGAAAAACTTAAATAGATACTTACTTAATGGTGGTACTATTAAAGGTTATATGGACAGTATCTCTAAGTCTGTTAAAGTTGGTGTTTCTAAAGGCATGAATATGCAAGAAGAGAGTAACCAAGAAGCTATGGTTAGAGAGAAGCTTACACAAGATGGTTTTGATGAAGACTATGTAAAAGCTGAAATTGAACATTTAAAAGACTCTGGAAGATTAGGAAAAACTTCTGAAGTATACTATAAGAAATGGGAAGCAAGTTATGATGATTCTCAAAGAGCTGCTGTTGAAAGACAAAAAGCAGATAAGCAAGCAGCTATAGATGCTGCAAGAGCAAGAAAACAAAGTTTAGCTTCATTTGTGCATGAAACAGATGATGTTAATGGATTAAAAATTACAAAGGCAGATAAGAAGGTTTTACCAGATTATATGTCTAATAAAATAAAGTTAGAGTCAGGACAAGAAATGACACAGATGCATAGTGATTTAGTTAAAACTTTAAATGACCCTAAGAAATCAGTGTTACTAGCTAAGCTTTTAAAGACTGGTTTTGATTTTACAAGTATTAAAGAAAATGCTGTTAGTGAAAAGACTAGCAAAGTTAAAAATAAATTGAGAAGAAATAAGACGATTACACCATCTAGCACTACTGGGAATGGTTCACAAACAAAAACCCTAGCAGAGCTTTTAACTCAATAGATAAGTATAAATATAAATTTAAAAATTATGGCAACACTTGGAAGCAAGTTGATTACTAAAGAGATGTCGTGGAATGCTAATATGACAGAGCAGAACCACTTAGGAGCAGCTCTTATAGCAGAACCAACTAAACTTATGGGTAAGATGGACAAACTGTTCTCTTCTCAAAACTATTACTCTGATAATCCTTTATCATCTTTATTGATGGGAACTAAAGTTGGAGAAGAAACTATTACTTCTACTTCTTGGGAATGGGAATTAAAAGGAGCTAACACTAGACCTTTAGTTATCATTGAAAATGCTTTACCTTCAGGGGTAACTAAACCAGGACAGTTTAACACTGCGTTTAAAATTAAATTAGATGAAAACTGGTATGTAGCAGGTGATGTTATTACTCCTGGGACTTCTAATAAGAAGTACCAAGCAAGAATTATTGATGAGCCTCAAAGACATGGAGATGGTTGGTTATATAACGTAACGTTAATGACTGCGGATCCTTCTTTATTCTTACCAGTTAAGTATTTAGCTGCAGGAACTCAATGGGCTAAGTTATTCTCTCAATATGAAGAGGGTGCAGAACAATCAGGTTCTACTCAGTTCAGTTTACCAATTGCTTTATCTAACAAGCTTGGTAAATATAGAAAGAAGTATAAAATTACTGATTATGCTGATCAAGAAGTTTTAGCTGTAGCTATTCCTGATTCAAAAGGAAACCACCACACATCTTGGATGAATTATGCTGAGGTAGAATACTGGATGCAATGGTATAGAGAATTAGAGAGAGGTTTCTGGTACTCAAGATCTACTGATACAGTAATGGGAGCTACAGGAAGACCTGTTAGATCTGGACCTGGTATTCAAGAGCAATTAGAAGATTCTCATATTCACGAGTATACTCATTTAACTGCAAGGTTAATTGAAGATTACTTAATGGACATTTTTTACTCTAGAACTAAGCCTGGAAAAGGAAGAAAAATCAAAGGTTATACTGGAGAGTATGGTATGATTCAATTCCACAGAGCTATTCAAGACTGGGTTAATAAAGGTGGGTTCATTAAGAATGTTGAAGTAGTCACTAAAAATCTTTCTTCAGAATTACATTCTAATGCACAAGAAGCAGGTATTCAGTATGTTAAATACAACATGGCTAATGGGTCTGAGTTAGAGTTAGTACATAATCCATTGTATGATGATAGAGAAATTAACTTTGAAATTGATGAAATTACAGGATACCCTGTAGAGTCTCAAAGAATTACATTCTTAGATTTCTCTGGAGAAAACTCTAAATCATCTAATGTTAAGATCATGACTAAGAAAGATTCTGAAGCATTTGGATATGTAGAAGGTATGATTGGCCCTTATGGTCCTAAGAAAGGTGGTAATATGGCACATTCTGGAGATTACTACGAAATGCATGTAGGAAAATCTTGTGGTGTTCATGTACATGACATTACAAAATGTGGTGAGCTTATCTTAAAAAGAGCATAAGTTTTAAAAAATAAATAGTATATTTGCGTGGGGATTAATTTCTCCACGCATTTTTAAAAAGAAAAAATACAGAAGAGCATGAAAGTAGAAGTAAGACCAATAGTAAAAAAGAAGTGGCACGGTAAGTCTGGAAAAGAGAGTTATACTAGAACTAGAAAAATTCAAGCTTTAGTTGGAGATGACTATAAGTATAGAACAGGGTTAAATGAAAAAGACATTGAATTTTTAAAAGAAAGAGGTTTTGATGCAGATTTATCTGACAACTTTAACCCTAATGAGCCACACCCTTTTTGGGATTCTAGAGCTGCTGTAGTTGAGCTTAAAAATTCAACTCAAATTTATAATACAGAAAACCCTTTAGATAGAGTTAAGATCTGTATTATGAAAGCAAGTGATAGAGTTGCTAACTCTATGAAAGAGTATGAAGATGGTCTTTTTGAAGAAGCAACTCATGTCATTTATGATGAGAGTGAAGAAATAGAAGTAGTAGCTACTAAGATTCAGAAAAAGAATAAAGCTATTATTAAAGCTAATGAGTTATCATTAACTAAAAAACAAAATATTGTGCAGATATTATCTGGTAAAAATATCAAGAATAAATCTGCTAGTGCTGTTGAGGTAGAAATATCTAGACTAATTGATAAAGATGTGAATGCTGTAATTAGGCAAATGGATAGAGACAATGACTCAGTTGTTGTTGAAGCTTTAATCTTAGATGCCATGTCAGCAAACATATTAAAGAAAAAAGGACATAAGTATTATTACTATGACAACTATATTGGAGGAAGTATAGAAGATTTAGTAGATTACTTTAAAGAAGAAGAAAACCAAGAGCTTAGATTTACTATTTTATCTAAACTTGAAAAATAAGAACTATGACTATTGAGGAAATGCATTATGACTTTAAGACTAAGATCAACAAGATTGATACTCAGACTTATAGGAATTTGAAAATTCCTGAAATAGATTGGGTTCTAAATGAAGCTCAAGAATTGTTTGTAAAAATGATTGCAGAGCCAAGATTAAAAAATGGGCTAGGATTTGAAACTAGTCAAAGAAGTATAGATGATATTAGGAGTATAGTTGTTAACAACAACTGTATTCCTATTACTAATAATATTGCAACTTTACCTGACAATTATTGGCACTTTGTTGGTGCTGATGTTAAGATGGAAAAAGATAATTGCAACGAAATCAAAGGCAGATTCTATGTTAGACAACATGATGATGAATTTGAGAACAGCCCTTTTGATGCTTCTTCATTTGAATGGAGAACTGTTAATGGGGTATTTTTTGAAGGTGGTGTAAAGTTTTACACAGATGGTACTTTTAACCTAAACGAATTTTGTTTAAGTTATATTAGAAAAATGGCATATATCCACTATGCTTCTGGATTTAATGTAGCTGGTTATAATTTACCTTCTGGAACTCTACTGAGTGGTACTGTGAATTGTGAACTCCCAGAACATACTCATAGAGAAATTGTGGATCTAGCTGTAATGATTAAGTCTGGAGAAATTCAAAGCCCTGACTATCAGTTGAAGGCAGCAAAATTAAATTTAAATAAATTAAGTTAAAACTAAAATTATGAGTAGAAATAATGATATTTTTCAAGTCTTAGTTACAAAAGGAGACCAGGCTTTGCCTTCAGCAGGTACGGCATTAGGAGATTTATCGCCAAACCAAATTGGGGTGTTTGATGCAAATACTAACTTAGCCTTAGATGGTTCAGTTAAAGTAAGAGAATTTTATCTTGCTGTAGGTGTTGACAGAGATGGTGACAATGTTATTGAGACTGTTAAAAAGTCTGCAGGACAAGTGATTCAAACTGAAAACATTAGGTTTTTAGATTACAAGCCTCACACTCCAGCTAGACCAATGATTCTTGAAATTAAAGATTACAAAGTTAGTTGTGATACTGACTATTCTTTAAAGTTAGAGTTTAGAAACCAAGAAATCTATAGATTGCAAGGTACTAATCAATTTACACACAGCTATGCAATTAAAACTGAATGTTGTGATGCATGTGAAACTTGTGGAGAAGGTGATTGTAATGAGATCACTAAGTTAATGAAAGCTGCAATTAATGCTGATCCTGAAGGATTAGTTTATGCTGAAGCAATTGCTTTAACAGACCTTACTACAGGAGGTAATGGTACTTCTACAGATTATACTGCTGGTGATGTAATTAGTGATGCTGATGTAGACGCTATTATTGCAAACAACCAAGTACCAGAAGTTATTGCTGCAGGAGAGGTGACATGTACTGGATTAAGATTAACTTCTAGACCAGTTGCTGTAAATGCTTTCTGTTCTATTAACTTGAAATACTTTAAAGCAAGACAAACTGTTATGATTCCTTCTTTAGGAGAAGGTTTTGGATGCAATGGATCTGTAGAAGTTACACAACAACCTGTATTTGAGCAAGGGTTAGGTTATGACATTATGCAAAAAGAATATGTTGCTGGTGGATGGTATGGTAACCCAGGAGTCTACAGAACTTCAGGAACTAATCATGTAGCTATTGGAACAGAGTATTTTGCTGAAAAAACTGTAGCTTATGATCAATTTGCATTAACTTATGATCAAAGATCTATTGCTGGTTGGTTAGAGCACTTCAATAACTTAGCTACTATTGTAGCAGTTCCAGGAGCAGATATGACTACTAGAAATTCTTTAGCAACTGTCCTTGATGGATTAATGCCTACAGGTTTTGATGGTATCTTAGATGACACAAAAGTAGCTGATGAAGATCCTACAGTTGTAGAAAACATGAGTGATGAAACTGCTGACACAGATGGTGTAGCATAGTATTAATATAGTTTAATTTATAATTATGGTTTTAATAAACTCATTGAATATAAATGAACTATCTGATAAAATTGAGGTAATGGTAACTACTGATGCAGGGGTTACCATTACCAAAGTTTTGGTTTGGAACAGTTCAACTTATCAAGACCCAGCTCAAGCAATTGACGTGTCTTCCCTGTTAACTGGGGCAACAAATGTAGAAACCTTTGATATTCCTGCAGATATGCTTGGGGTAACAAACGTTTTAGGTTTATGGTTTGTAGAATTTACTACTAGTGAAGTAGTAGAGCCTGAAGACTGTTGCCAAGATAATGTAAGATTAGGTATGGTAGCTAATTTTACAAAATACCATGAATGTATACTAAATAAATTTTTATCTTCTGAAATAGATAATTGTGACTTAACAAAGTATAGTTTAAAGAATCATTGCCAAGAATGTGGCTCAGATCCAATATACACTTCTACTTTACTAGACACACTTTACTTTGCAGTAGGTTCAGGCTTTATTGCAGAAGCTATTTCTTTAATAGAAACTTTAGATGAAATTTGTGAAGTTTGCCATAACTGTCCTGACTATGGTACTACAGTATTATTAACTGGAGGAGGTTACGGAGTTTTTGATAATATTTTAAAACAATACTAATATGGTAAGGCTAACAAATGATGAAAAAATTCTTTTTGGTAGCGTTCTAGCTTCTCTAGCTAAAAGAAAAATATTAGGAGATGAGGTTAATGTTAAACCTCTTTCTTTGTTAAATGCTTTAATTAAAAGCGAAAAATTTGCTATTGCACAATATGACAATGGTAATCAAGATTATTACGAGAAAGTAATAAAAATAAAAAAATTAATTACTGACTTAAAGAATAAGTGTGGAGAAATATGTGCTTACAGAGAAAGACATGTATCTCCTGAAATATCTACTTTTTGTGGAACTGTACCTACACCAGAACCTAATGAGTGTTTTGATGCTATACAGAATATTAAAGATACCGCAGGAAATTTACTACACTCAAACACTTTATTAAGTGGTAGTAGTGCAGATCAAGAAATAGCTGATTCTCAAGTCACTAATAGTGATAACTCTTTTGTTTTAAATGTACTTGCAGAAGGTAATGGAGATTTACCTGATATTCCTCACACTGACACAGATGGCACTACTGTTTCTTTACCAGCTCAAACTCCTATGGTTTGTAGTCCTGGAGGTAATGCAGAAGTTAATGTAAGAAATACAGATTCTTCTTATAGTGTGGATACTTCTACAGATTTAATTCTACCAGATGTAACTCACACAGATAGTGATGGTTCTGCAGTATCTTTACCAGGCCAAACTCCTTTTGTAGCTACATCTTGCCCTACTTTAGTAGATGGAGTTGTAGTTAATAAAGACACTGATGGTAATATATTACATACAACAGTAGTAGCTAATAACAGCAGTGTAGATAAAGAAATTGGAGACTCTAGTATTACAAATAGTGATGGTTCATTTAATGACACTATATTAGCAGAAGGGTCTAAGACTTTACCTGATGTGGACCATATAGATTCAGATGGTTCTACAGTTTCCACACCAGCTCAAACACCTTTTACTGCAACAGCTTGCCCTACTCTGGTAGATGGAGAAGTAGTGATAAAAGATAGTGATGACAATACATTGTACACTGTTTCAGTAGCTAATGACAGCACTGTTACTCAAGTAGTTTCAGATGCAGATATAGAAAATAGTGATGGCACTTTTACTTTAGACATAAAACCTGAAGCTTCTGAGATTTTACCAGATATTAACGTAACACTAAATGGTGTTGATACTATTAAAAGTTCTCCATCTAACATTGATATAAATATAGAGGTAGAAGATGATCAAGGCGCAGTAGTTGGTACTATAACAGGTAACAAAGTAATTGTACCCTCTGCTAGTGGAGGTGGTGTTGGCATTTCAACTACAGCTCAAGTTCAAAAAACAAACCAAGTAGTATCTCAATATTTAGGTGATGATGGAGATACTCAAAGAGGTAGAAACGCAGATTTTAACACTTTAGTTTCTGTTAATTCTTTTGGTAACACTAATAGATTTACAGATACATTAGGAGGTCAAACTTATGCTAATGATGTAGTATTAGATTGGAGTACATTTCATGATAACAATAAAGTAACAGCTTTTAAAAGAACTTTACAAGCCTTAAGTGCTTATGATGTATTATCTAATGGAGCTCCTTACACTCATGCTACTTATAATGATTGGTATCCAACAAATTTTGAAGAATATAATCATATATGTGATAAAGGTATTACTGGGTGTGATTACTTAAATTATGCTCCCTTTAATATTGACCTAGCAACTCATCCTTTAATTTGGACAGGAACTTGGGGGAAGCTTCTTGACCACATAATGGTTCATTACAATTCAGGTTTTGTTTCTAATCAGTATACTTCTTTAAGAGAATCTATGCTCACAAGAACGTATACTTTAGCAGAATTAGGATTACCTCCTGTTAATACTGGAGGTAGTGGGATTATTTATAATATGCCTCAACCAGAGTTTACAACTTCTTACCATATCCATGATGAAGGTTGGCATAATATAAATGGAACTTTTTCTAACACTATACCTGTAGGTGCTCAAATGCAAGCTAGGGATAATGAAGACTTTTATAAGGTCCAGTTAGATAAAGAAAATAGAGGACATCTTTATAGATTCTTAGGGTTTAATGGTGGATACTACAATAGTGATACTGACACTTATCATTTAGCTGATGACACTTTATCAGACAGAGCTACAGTGTTAGATGCTGACGGATATTTTTTTGATAGGCTTACAGGTTTAGGTTGGAAAACAGGTAGAGGTGGTACTACAGATTACTCTACTATGGTAGCAGATTGTGCTACAGCTACTTGGAATGGTTTTAATAATTGGTTTTTACCTATGACTCCTCAAGCTATGACAATAATAGATAACAGGTTAATTCCTCCTATAGGAGCTGCTTCTCCTATTATAAACATCACTTTAACAGTTAAAACTTGCACGCCTTACCCAGGAGCTCCCAACACAGTTGGAAATCAAATTACTGGAGATGGTAGTGTAGTTTTAAATAGAGCTCATGTTACATTTGATGCTAGATGGTATGTAAGAGATGCTAGAGGACAATTTTAATTTATAAATAAAAAGATATGATATTTGAATACATTGGATTATTAGAAATAGAAGAAGGATTAGAATTGTTAAATCCTAAAATGAAGTTAAAAAGTGTTCTTTATGACTTAGAAACTAATGAGTTTAAGTTAGAAGCACATTTTTGGGAAACTAGATTTATACACTCAAGATCTTTTCCAGTAATAAATGATAGTCCTGGAAGTTTAAACATTG